CCGCAATCCAGTATGCGGGATTCCCGCATTCAAGAAAGCGGCAATGCCGCAGACAAGATTGCGGAAAAGCCGCAGGCAAGTTTGCGGGAAACCCTCTCGCCAGCGTGCGGGAATCCCGCATTCATTCATACAGTAGATTACCAAGAGACTACTACAGAGATTACTACAGAGACTGTACGTCAGGCTGCGCCTGCCCATCAGCCGCAAATCGATTACGCAGCGATTGTGGGTTCTTATCACGAAATCCTCACGGACATGCCCCGCGTTGCTGAATTCACTGACGCTCGCCGAGATAAGGTCCGGACGTTCTGGCGGAAGTTTGATTTCACACAGGAGCGCTGGACCGCGTATCTGCGCTACATCGCCAGGAACTGCCGCTGGATGTGTGAAAACCGTCCTGACAAAACATCCGGGCGCACCTGGCGCAAAAAGAACTTCGACTACCTGATCACTGAGCGTTGCTATCTCGCGGTGAAAGAGGAGCGCGCTAACGATCTTCCTAAATCCGGTGCGGTCAGGGATATCACGGTCTTACCGTCCGCTAACTACGACATTCCTGAAGGCTTCAGGGGGTAAGGATGAACACTGAAACTTTGATTCTGACTCACCTGATGCTGCATAGCGGGCAGAAGCCGGGCCAGATTGCCGATGCGGTTGGACGCTCTGTCAGCACCGTTAAGAGCTCGCTTCAGGCCCTGACCACTACCGGCGATGTCTGGTATGACGCTGAAGCGCGCTATTACGCCGCTGAAGAAATGGGCCAGTGCGATGAGGCATACGCAACGCTGAGCGACAAAGCGCTGAGCCTGCAGGACAAAAACCTCTGGTACCGCGCGGCGCGCGTCTGGCTTGAAGCTCATGACGCTACCCAGCACCCCGGCCTACGCCAGAAAGCGATCATCTGCCGTGCGCAATGTATCAAGCGCGGGAACAGCATGGCACCGAAGCCATTGCCCGATCCGCTGGTTATGGGGAATAAGCGCCGATGATAGCTGCCATCAAACGCCATTACTGGCGTAACGAGGATTTTTACCGTGGCGCGCGCATCGCGGCGCTGATGATTACCGGATTGATTATTGCCCTGGCACTGGAGCTACAACTCAAATGACAACTTTATCTCTGATTTATAAAGACAAAGACCAGAAAGGCACCAACATCACCACCCGCAAAACCTACCTGCTGGGCGTGGACGAACTCTACATCGAGCCAGGCTACAACGTTCGCGACATTGACCAGCAGCACGTTGAAGAGTTTCGCGATGCGTTCATTGCTGGCGAGCACGTGCCGCCGCTGATGGTGCAGGTGACAGAGCAGGGCATGAAAGTCATCGACGGTCACCACCGCTGGCACGGCGCGAAGCTGGCGCAGGCGGCGGGCCACGACATTCGGCTGGAGTGCAAAGACTTCGTCGGCAGCGAAGCCGATCGCATTGCGTTCATGGTAACCAGCAGTCAGGGCCGCGCGCTGGAACCGCTGGAGCGTGCAGCAGCGTATCAGCGTCTGGTTAATCAGGGCTGGGAACCGGCTGAAATCGCGAAGAAGGTTAAGCGCTCAGTGGCTGACGTTGATCACCACCTCGCGCTGCTGGCCGTGGGTGATGGCCTGATCGAAATGGTGAAAAACAAAGAGGTCGCGGCAACGACTGCGGTTGCGCTGGTGCGTGAGCATGGCATGCAGGCTGGGCGAGTTGCAAAAACGCAACTCGAAAAGGCAAAGGCGACCGGCAAAACAAAACTGACGCGCGCAGCAGCAATGCCACAATTCAGCGCAGCGCGCGCCCGTAAGCTGGTAGAGCTGATGACCGAGGCTGAACATACGACTGATCAGCAAGGCGACAATGCGCTTTGGCTCCCTTCCGACACCATCCTGGAAGTGATGGCAATCGTTGCAGAGTTTCGCCAGCACCAGAGCGGGGAGGGCGCGTAATGCCATATCAACTCATCTACGCCGATCCGCCGTGGGCATACAACAACAGCGCCAGCAATGGCTCTGCTACTGACCACTACCAGACCATGTCCATGATCGATCTGAAGCGCCTGCCCGTGTGGGCGCTTGCCGAAGAAAACGCGGTGCTGGCGATGTGGTACACCGGAACCCACAACCAGGAGGCGCGGGAGCTGGCGGAAGCGTGGGGCTTTCGTGTGCGCACGATGAAGGGTTTCACCTGGGTGAAGCTGAACCAGCTGGCTGAGCAGCGGTTTAACCGCGCGCTGACGGAGCAAACCATCCACGACTTCACGGACCTTCTTGACATGCTCAACGCTGAAACCCGCATGAATGGCGGCAATCACACCCGCAGCAACACTGAGGATGTGCTGATTGCGACGCGCGGCGCCGGACTGGAACGGGCCAGCGCATCGGTTAAGCAGGTGGTGTATTCATGTCTGGGCGAACACAGCGCGAAGCCGTGGGAAGTTCGCCGCCGGCTTGAGCAGCTTTACGGTGACGTGTCACGCATTGAGCTGTTCGCGCGAACCGCCGCAGAGGGCTGGGACTGCTGGGGCAACCAGTGTGACAGCAGCGTGCAACTGATCGCCGGGAGGGTGGCATGATTCATTATCACGGTGGGCCGATTACCCCTGATACATGCGCCATTCGGGCATGGAAAGCCCGACACGCATTCATCTCTTTCGCCCACGCCAGCCAAATCGGTCTCGCCTCTGAATACTGCCAGTCATTCGCCCTCGACAATGGCGCGTTTACTGCGTGGAAAGCAGCTGGACGGAATAAAATCGACTGGAGTGATTATTACGAATTTGTCTCTCGCTGGAAAAATCATCCTGCTTTTGACTTTGCGATAATCCCTGACGTTATTGACGGCGGCGAAGCTGAGAACGAAGCGTTGCTTGATGAGTGGCCGCACGGTGAGTTTTATGGTGTGCCGGTCTGGCACATGAACGAGAGCGATGAGCGATTCATCCGGCTATGCAACGAATATCCGCGTGTGGCGATCGGTAGTTGTGGCGAATACGACGTTAAGCGACCAAACATTGCCGTCGCGAGGATGAAAGACCTAATCCGCCATGTCATCGATGATTATGGACAGCCCATCAGTAAGCTTCACGGCCTGCGCATGCTAAACCCTCTTATCTTCACCAAGTTGCCATTAGCAAGTGCCGACAGCACGAACGTAGCCAGAAACATCGGCATCGACAAAGCCTGGTCTGGTGCTTATGCGCCAGCATCAAAAGAGACCCGAGCAGCGTTGATGGTTGAACGAATCGAATCGCACAACAGCCCCGGCTCACTCGATTACTGCGAGAACCGGGATAAATTCAATATGCAACTGCAGTTGGCAGTGTAGGGAGAAACATGAAATTGACACTGCCATTCCCTCCAACCGTAAACACCTACTGGCGTCACACGCCAAAGGGAGTATTAATCAGCGCCTCCGGGCGCTCTTTCCGATCTAACGCGCTGGCGGACATCATGGAGCAACTTCGCCGCGCGCCTCAGCCGATTACAGTGAACGTGGCTGTTTCGGTGATTCTTTATCCGCCGGACAAGCGGCCACGCGACCTGGACAACTACCTGAAAGCGGCATTCGACAGCCTGACGCATGCTGGCGTATGGGTAGACGATAAGCAGATTAAGCGGTTTACGGTGGAGTGGGGGCCGTTGACTAAAAGGGGTAAAACGGAAATTACTATAAATCCATACAGTGAAATCTGCAGCGATAGGTAAGAATTGTCTGTGCGGTTATGATGTTTTGGCGGCGAGGATGTGCAGAATTTTCGCCGCGTTGGTTGGTCCCGTTCGCGTGCAGGTGATGGGGCGGGGCCTAAGAAAAATCAGTGTGGAGATTACCGATATGCATAATCAGCTTTTAGTGATTGATGATATTTCCGTTCGCCGTGACCAGACAGGTCGCTACTGCCTTAATGATTTTCATCGTGCTGCTGGTGGGCTTGATAAGCACAAGCCAGCCTTCTGGCTTCGCAATGAGCAAACTGAGCAATTAATCGCCGAGTTGCAAATTAGCAACTCGACCCACAGCGAACCGGTTAACACTATTCGCGGCGGCAGAGAGCAGGGTACTTACGTAAGCAAAGAGCTGGTCTACGCCTATGCCATGTGGATCAGCCCGGCATTCAACCTGAAGGTGATTCGCACATTCGATGCGATTGCCACCCAATCTGCAGCCCCAGCTTTCTCCGACCGCATTCAGGCCGGAGTAATCCTGCTGGAATCCGCAGCCAGAACGCTCAATCTGTCCAACTCATCAAAGCTGGGCGCTTACCACAAGCTGCAGCAGGTGGCTGGCTTACCTGACCTTATGCCTCATTACGCTATCGACGCCCCTGCTGACGCGGTAGATGGTTCCAGCCGCCCGACGCAGTCACTTACCCAGCTGCTGAAAATTCACGGCGTACGCCTTTCCGCCGGGCAGGTATACACGCAGCTGGCAAAGCTTGGCGTAACCGAGCAGAAAGTCCGCCCGAGCCGTTCAGGTGTTGGCGGTGTGAAACGCTTCTGGTCGCTGACGGCCAAAGGCTGCATGTACGGCAAAAACATCACCAGCCCGGCAAACCCACGCGAGACGCAGCCGCATTTCTTTGAGTCACACTTCGCTGAACTGCTCCGCCTGCTTGAAACAGTGCACTGAGGTGTCAATGCGAGCATTACTTACACCAGAAGTGGCCCCGCGCACCGGCATTGTGCTGTTCAAACCCGGCAGCGACCTGATGGCCCTGTTTCGTGGGCGCGTGCTGATCACCGTTCCGCCCGGCGACATGGAAGATTTGCCATCCGGCCGGATTAACGACAGCGCGCAGCCGCTGCTCGATGATCAGCAACTGGCGGAGTTCTTTTCCAGCGAAAGGGTGATCACCGCTGCCGGTGGCATGGTGGCGCTGAGAGCCTGGCTGGAGGGTGTCACATACTGCCAGTGCGAAACGGAAGACGGCTATCACTATCACGAACTGACAACGCTCGACGTTGGCACCGGTGCAATCAGCGTCTGTCACCATCATGACAATCTGCTGCGTCAGAACGGCGTACCACAGTCACTGGAAGCCACAGCAGCAATCAACGTGGCCGCCTGGGTGATCAGCGCCGCCTGCAATCAGATGGGGCTTGGTCGTGATCACCTCATGACGTTGCCTGAGCTGTGCTGGTGGGCGTCACTGAGGGGAGTGATTGACCTCATACCAGAAGCGCCGGCGCGCGTGGTGCTGCGGATGAAAAAGGAATCGGTGCTAACCGGAGCCATTCGCGAAGCGGCCATTACCCCAGAGCGCTCAGGGCGTGAAATCCTGCAGGATGCCGGGGAAGTGGTTAAGCAGGTGATCACCCTGCAGGCGGACCCGGACTCGCCTGAATCATACATGGCGCGCCCGAAGCGTAAGCGCTGGGTTAACGAGAAGTACACGCGCTGGGTAAAAGCGCAGAGCTGCGCCTGCTGCAATAAGCCGGCAGATGATCCACATCACATCATTGGACATGGACAGGGAGGAATGGGGACAAAGGCACATGATTTATTCGTGATACCGCTGTGCAGAGCGCATCACGACGAGCTACATCGCTCACCGTCAGATTTTGAAGAGAAGTATGGCAGCCAGATAGAGCTGCTGTTCCGGTTCCTCGATCACGCGATTGCAGTCGGTGTGATTGGGTCAGATAAAAAATAAAGCGTGTGGAGTGAGTATGAAAATTGAATCAGCGCTGAAGCACTTCAGCCCGAAGAGTATGAACATCAGCGACACGTCGCGCGCCACGGCGTCAGATGCGCTGACAGGCACTGACGTAATGGGGGCCTTTGGCATGTGTCAGTCAAAATCACCGCTGGGTGTTGCCGCCGTTCTGGCGAAAGCCGGTATTGGTGAAGAGGATAAGCGCCGCGCCGTGGAATACCTGATGGTCCATGCGCGAAACACGGTACCGCGTCTGATTGTGAAAGGCGCAGGAAAGCAGCTGCTTCCATGTCTGATGGTCATGTGTCAGTTGGCGTTCGAAGAATACACCCGTTCGGCTGCCACAGTTCACAGTTGCCCGGACTGTAAAGGTCGCGGCGTTATCAACGGCCTGGCTAACGTGATGGTGCATCCCGGCTGCGGAGAAAAGACGCCGGCCAGATATCGGCTGGAAACTACTGAAGTACAGTGCGTGACATGTCACGGCAAAGGAACCATCAGTGCCCGCTGCAGGTGTAATGGTACCGGGCGTGTGCGGGACATTGAGAAATCAAAGCTTCAGGGTACCGTTGTCGAAAAAGAGTGTGAGCGCTGCAGCGGTGCCGGGTTTCGCAGAAGCACTGGCACCCGGGCTTACAAAGTGATCAGCCAGCATCTTCCCGATCTGCACGTGCGCACCTGGACGCGCAACTGGAAACCTTTCTTCGATTCGCTGGTGGCGAAGCTGGAAGCTGAAGAGAATCATGCAGACATTGTTTTTAAGATTGTGACGGGCAACGAATCTTTATCGTCAATTGCTGAATTATCGCAGCACGTTAATAACAAATAGCTTGCTTTTGTCCGAAAATGGATTATTATCTTTCTCATGGTGGGCGTACTGCATACGAAACACCACCACCCGCAAAAGGACCCTGCCACCCGGCGGGGTTTTCTGTTTTAAATCCACACAATACCAAAGGCGCACGCGCATGACGGGCTCATTACCCAAACCATGCGGGGACTGCACATCCCTGCGCGCCTTTCATATTGTGGCGAAAACC